GTTGAACGTTCTGCACTTGGTCGCAAAGTATTTATCGTTCAGGGCGAACCTACGCCCCTAACTAGCAAAGAAGTTTTGCACATCATTGACTTGGCTATCCCAGGTTCGCTGTACGGTGTAAGCCGTGTAGAGAAACTGAAGGATGCGCTTGGTGTGGCTACTGCGTTGCAGAACTTTGCTTCACGTTTCTTTCAGCAGGGCGCAACCACTAACGGTGTTATTGAGTTCCCTGGCAACTTGACCCCTGAGCAACTCCGTGCTTTGCAGGAAGGCTTCGATAGCCGTCACAAGGGTTGGCGCAGAGCGCACAAGACAGGCGTACTGTTCGGTGGCGCACAATACAAAGACACTAGCGTTCCAAACGACAAAGCCCAGTTCCTAGAGTCACGCCGTTTCGCTGTTGAGGAAATGGCCCGTGCGTTCAACGTGCCACTACACATGATGGGTATTCCAGGCACTAACACTTACGCCTCTGTGGAACAAAACAATTTGCAGTGGATTAGCCACTCGCTTCGCCCTATCTTGGAAAAGATTGAATGGGCTTATTCACAGTTACTCCCAGGTAACGCTTTCATCAAGTTCAATTTCAACGCTCTACTGCGTGGAGACCTACAATCTCGTGCTACCGCTTACAGCATCATGCTTCAGCAGGGCGCACAGACCATCAACGAGGTTCGCAGGTATGAGGACTTGCCACCTGTTGAGGGCGGTGACACTCCTCGTGTACCTCTAGCGAACGTGAGCCTGTCGGCTGCTAACTTGCAGGAAACCCAGTTGCGTGTAAACATGGCTGACACTCTTATCAAAGATGGTTTCGACCCGTCATCTGTTCTTGACGTATTGAGCCTGCCACCGATTGACTCTACATCGCAGGATGGCACAGCATGAGCATCCTCACTGGTCAAATGACTGTAACTACTACTGCTGCTGCGGTTGACACCAGTAGTTCAAACCCTTACACCTTGATTATTCGCAACGAATCGTCAACTACTACTGTTCACATTGGTAACTCAACACTTACTGCCAGTAACGGTTTAGCACTTGAGGGTAAAAACACGATTACTTTGCCAATGGCAGCAGGAGACCAACTTCACGCAATAACAAGTTCTGGCTCAAGCACTATTAGTTGGATGAAAATTTACTGATGCCGTACTTTATTACCGACACTGCTGAGGGTTGCTCTGGATGGGCAACTATCAAAGATGATGGCGAAGTTATGGGTTGCCACAAAACTAAGCAGGCTGCCGTTGACCAAATGATTGCTATTTCGCTTGCTGAGGACATTGAGCCTGGTGGTGAACGTTCTGAGGTTCGTGCCATTGATGTAGCACCACCGTCTTACATGAGGGCTGCTGCTCGCCGTGGCCTAAAGTATTACGAAGAAGGAAAAGGTGGCGCAGGTCTAGTTCCTGCAACTATTCGTGAAGCCCGTGAGATGGCTGCTGGTCGTGTTTCTGCCGACAAGTGGGTGCGTCTCTCTGCGTGGATTGCCCGCCACCTACCAGACCTTGATGCCCCTAAGAACAAGAACGCCTCTAACCCTGACTATCCTGGTGCTGGTTTAGTGGCTCATCTACTATGGGGTTCAGGGCCTACAAAGCGTCAAGCGTTGCGGGCTAAGGCATTTGCTGATTCTGCTGTTGCTAGGATTAAAGCATCTGATGAAAGAGAAAGTATGACTGATAAAGAACAAAGGGCTACTTTAGCCGAAATCGCTGTTGGCGATTGGGTGTCGTGGAGTCCACTTTTGGATGACGAATCTGAGTATGGTCAGGTTGTAGAGATTCCAGGCGTTCAGGCACTTGTAAAAAAGTATGAAGAAGAATCTGACGTATGGTTTGAAACTGACGAGCAGGTACTTGTAATGGTTTCTGACTTGACTATCATTTCGCCTCTTACTCCGCTAAACATGATGCGTTCAGTTCAGTCTGATGCTCGCACTAAATGGGTTCGTGCTGCTTGGTCTATCAAGGCTCGTATTGAGGGTCTGTCACAAGAGGCTCGTTCTGTTGGTGGGCATGAGGTTCGTACTACTCCTACCGAGTTTGAGATTCGTGACAGCAACGATGGTATGACCATTAGCGGTTATGCTGCCGTTTTTGACAGCCCTAGCGAGCCACTACCATTTATTGAGCGTATCGCCCCTGGTGCGTTTACTCGTTCGCTAAAGTCTCGTAACGAGATTAAGTTGCTTTGGAATCACGACAGCGGTGAGCCTATGGCTTCGTTGCGTGGTGGTAGCCTACGCCTTTGGGAAGATAGCCGTGGCTTGGCTTACGAGGCTACTCTTGCTAACACTACTCGTGGTCGTGACGTTGCTGAACTTATCCGCAGCAAAGTCATTGACGCTATGTCGTTCGGGTTTAACGTAATCAAAGACTCTTGGGATGAGCGTGGAAACCGTACTCTTGAGTCTGTCAGGATTCACGAAATTTCAGTGGTTTCTTACCCTGCATACACGGCTACTGCTGGCACTGTGCAGGTTCGTTCTGCTGAGGGTGGCATTGACGCTGAGGCTCTTGCTGACGCTCTGCTACGCCTAGAGTCTGGTGAGGAACTTGAAACTGACCACGCACAACTAATCAAAGACGTTGTTTCTAAACTGGAGAAAACTCCAGAGGTCGAAGAAGTATCTGGCAACATCCTAGACTTGAAGCAGAAGCAACTTGACCTACTTATGAAACGAGTCTAAATTGGCTACTAAAGAACAGATTATTGAAGCAATCTTGAAGGTCGCTGGTGAACCCACTGTCGGCCCGATTAAGGACATGGCAGGCGATTTCGCTGATGCCATTGTTGCCCTTGATGCACCAGTACAAGAAGTTGAAGAAACTCGTGTAGTCAAGGCGAAAGAAACTCGCTAGTCCCCCTTCCAAGCGAGTTCACCCCCACAGGTTTTCCCCTTTTCCCTGTGGGGGTTTCGCTTTGTCTGGGGCGTGTATAAAACGTTATGTAAACTTTTAGTTGTGGTTGAGTGTTAGCACCGCTACCTTGTCTGTTGAGTGTCAGCACCGCAGAATCATTGTTCATTTCTATTTAGGAGATTCATGTCTGAATTTGCAAAATTTCAGTCTGAGGCTCGTGCTAAGGCTTGGGAAGCAGCAAAGGTCATCCTTGACCGTGCTGCTGCTGAGAAGCGTGACCTCACCGCTGAAGAAAACGTTCAATACGAACGTATTTCGGCTGAACTTGACGAGCGTGCTGCGCTTATCGAATCAGCAAACAACCTCGCTGCTCGTGAAGAGCGTGCTGCTGAGGCTGCGTCTGCTTTCATCCCATCGAACACCCGTTCGCTAGATGACAGCGACATCCTTCGTGCTATCGCTATGGGCGAGCAGCGTGGACACGAGTTCGGCTCGGAAAAGCGTACCCTCGTATCAAGCGACAACACTGTACCTAAGTCGTTCTACAACCAGGTATTCCAGATTGCCCGCCTTGCTGGCCCAATGCTGGATGTTGCCGATGTTATCAACACCACCACTGGTGAGTCGCTAACCATCCCAACCCTGACTGCACGTTCGACTGCAACCATCAAGGGCCAGGGAACGGCTATCTCAGAGTCTGAGCCAACCTTCTCGTCAATCACTCTTGGTGCGTTCAAGTACTCGTTCCTTGTTCCAGTTGCTAACGAACTGCTTAACGATGCAGGTTTCGACCTTTCATCGCTTATCGCAGAGCAGGCTGGTAACTCAATCGGTTTCGCCGTCAACAACGGTCTAACCAACGGAACTGGCACTGTTGAGCCAACTGGTATCCTTACCGCTGCATCGTCTGCCGTCACTGGTGGAACTGGTGTTTCGGGTGCTGCAACCTACGAGAACCTCGTAGACCTTGTTTACGCACTTGACGGTCAGGCTCGTCTACTTCCAGGCGTGGGCTTCCTCGCTGGCAAGTCGGCTATTGCCTCTATCCGCAAGATTAAGGATGGTGCAGGTAACTACATCTTCACCCCTGCCACTGCTGGTCAGCCAGACCAAATCCTCGGCTACCGTCTCATTGAGAACCCTGCTATGCCTGCTGTTGCTACTGGTGCGAAGTCAGTCCTATTCGGACACCTACCTTCGTACAAGGTTCGCACCGCTGGTGGTATTCAGGTTGCTCAGTCGGGCGACTACGCTTTCGACAAGGATGTGACCACTTTCCGTGTGACCATGCGTGTTGACGGTAACCTAACCCACTCGGCTCACGCCGTATGGTTCAAGGGTGGCGCAAGTTAACCCTTAGCCCTTAAAGGCTGGACACCCCTCAGAGTTGCGTAGGACTCTGGGGGGTGTTCTTTTGCTATTATGGGATTACTACGAAAGGTAAAAAAAATGGGTTCTAAAAAGGTTGTGTCTGTTTGGTCGAACAGCCCGTATCAGCCGACAGGTTATGGCGTGCAGGCTGGCTATTTGGTTGACCGTTTGAAGCGTGACGATTATGCGGTTGCTGCTTTGTCTAACTATGGCCTTGAGGGTAACAACTCTACGTTGGAAACCCCGTATGGCACTATTCCTCATTATGCTCGTGGCATGGAAGCGTACTCTAACGATGTAGCCCCTATGCACCA